GCGTCTATTGCTTCAATGCCGTTTGAGTGATTGGCGACATCGCATACTTTGAATGTCCAGTCAGGAGATCCCCCCTGATCCTTGTTTACGCATATTACCGGGCAATTGTAGACTGGACCGTAAAATATGGGGATCGGTTTACCGACATCCCCGTCACTCAGATTGGTATATGTCGTTTTGTCGAATACGTTGATGGGCACCTTCCGGGCGAGCCTTCTCCTATCGTCCCGCAGAGAGAACTTGACGCTGTTCCAGGTGAAGGCCGCATCTTCTATGTAGGCAACCATCAGATCGAGGAAGTCGGCATAAGCCATGCCGTAGAATCCGTGCTTGAGGGCAAATCTCTGGCCGAAATAGTCCGTTCCCATAATAAAATCTAAACTGCCATCCAGATTCTCAATTTCCAACTCTCCGCCTGTATGCTTGATTAATCCATAGTTAGATGCGCTTTTTTCTTTTGAGAGTGTGGGCAGAGCCAATATCTTGGGCTCATAGAACCCCTCCCCGAGCTCGTCAGCAGCAGAATCCTGCGTAAACCGTGCGGTAACGCCCACCGTCATAATATGCTCGTGTATGTAATCCGAATTAGTCATGTTCACGTACAGTCCCTGACTCGCCCGGTCCCAATACCAGGAGCCTGGATTCGCATACATGGTGGCATAATCAGATCTCTCGGTTATGCTTGCACCGTCCTCCTGCACATCCGAGACGTCGATGGCGATAGTGAACGACGGGTTTCTCAGGTCTCCCGTTCCCTGTTCCTTGAAAGGTCCTATGAGAAAAGCCTGCTTGAACCCGTAGTCAGCTTCCTCGAGATTTATGTAGAGCGTCGATTTCCAAATCCCGGGACCCTCGTTGACCCATTTGTCGTATTCCTTTCCCAGCGAGATCTCGGCCAGGATAATAGGTCGGTTTACAGTCTTTGCTGCTTCGTCAGTCCAAGCCATGAATGATCCTATGTCACCTTACAATTTCAATACCAAATATCCTAATGGCAGATATATATAAAGTAGTAGTCGTCGTTTCCACATTGATTCTCACTACATACTGATGATCTTCTTCATCGATAATCGGATTTGTTATACTCGAATCGGTTTGTTCGCCAGTACCAGAATGGGTCGTCTGTGCCATTGTCGTCGTTGTAACATCGGTATTTATGCCTTCATACAGTGTAATGGATACGGAACCCGCCGACCGGGACGAACAATAACTTTTCAGATAGGTTACTATAAATCGTTTCGGAAATGTTACTCCGATTAATATTGCCTGATTGGCAGACTTTCCATTTGCAAAATAATAATAGCCATAAGCCAATAAACCTGTATCAGTTAATGCAGTATTGTTTCTTTCCCCAAGTAATGGTAGATTAAGCACTCTATCGACGGGGCCTGTATCTCTTTTGTTATAAATCCATTTTAATTTGTAATTCGTTCCATCATAATAACAACCCGCCACATATCGAGAAGTGCCGTCATAATAGCCCTGATATGTATCTGACCACGTAGGGGCATCAGTCGTCCAAGTGGGCGTGACAATCGCCGAGTCACCCGATCCCGAAGGTACCATCTTGATGTAATTAATATTCCCCGATGAGGCCGAGCCGGATATAGAATCATTGGCAGTGAACTTGTAAATGCTTCCCGCCACCTCGACCCATGAGCCGCTTGCTATCTGAGGAATAGAATCTGAATCATAATTCGTAAGAGAAAGGGCCATCTGCCCCTTCCGCATTCCCTCGACCGTTTGCCATGCGGCGTCCCAATTCTCACCGGTGTCGGGTATATTAACAATTGCTCCACTCACAATCGCACCTCCTATAATGACTGCGGCTATTAAAACCGCTATCCACGTTTTCACAGCGCCTCCGTCAAAACCATGCGCGCCTGCCACTGAAAGCCCACGAGTGCGGTCAACTCGAACTCCGATATCGTGCAGTACAGCGGGTCAATCGTCGTGCCGGAGGGATCCGCAATGAACAATATCGGTTTAACTTTCTGCACGGCCTCCCACATCGTTTCGAGGTTCTGCCGTTCGGTGTCCGTAATAATCGGGAAATCGAACTCGTACTCCTTGTATGTTATCCGCTTATCTCCATACAGCTGCCCCGTCGGGCTTCGGCGTATGGTTGACGTATCGACTGTGCGACGCGGAAACTGCGCCTTCGGCCAGTTCGTCATATCGAGATAGGTTCCCAGTCCCACCCGGCCCATTTTGATGTATGTATCGGGATTCGATGCATCCTCGACCAGGAATCGCCAATATCGAAGCGAATCTTCCGTGAATGCTTTCCACATTACGCCGGAATCGTGCGTGAAACTCTGATCAACTGTGGGAGAGCCCCAGGAGTCCGTATCGTTCCCCTGGATCTTGATCGTCGTGGCGCCGGAGGTGATGTTATGCCCGGCGATGAAGGCTATCGATGCGGTGATAGCCTCGCTCGATCCGCCGTCGATCTTCACCCATTCCGATGTATCGCCCGTGGCCCTGTAATGGCGTGCGAGCTGGTATTCCCGGAGATTAGACGCCGGGTAATCGGTTTCTTCGCTGTTGGAGCTTACCGTGTACGATGATTCATCCCACTGATTTGCGTACATGAATCTCATGTGTTGACCAGCGCCCCCCGGTATATCGGTATTTCTTTGTTCCTGATCGCCTTCGTGATTTCCGTATGTATCTTTTTCGTTCCGAGGTAGATGTTGGCGATAAGCGGCATCTCATTCATTCCCCCGCCACGGTCCAGGGGTTCTACGCGCACCCGTTCACGGCCGGATGGATTGTCTCCCACCAACATGAGCTCGGGACCGTTGGTAACGAATTCACCGCCTTGTGCAAGTGATTTTATCGCGCCGGCTGCCACGAATGCAGCCGCAGCACCCGCCGCCGCCGCCGCCGCCTTGCCGAATTGTAATGAAATTGCATATAGCGTTGCCATAATCGATAATTTTTCACCCAGCGCTCTCAGGAGATTCGCTATTGCAGTTGTAATGAAATTTTTGAATGCCTCACCCACATTTTTAACAGCACTCTCAAGTTCTGCAAAAGCGGGCGTTACGAATTGCGAGGCAATCTGCGATGCCTTTTGTTGTAATGCATTCTGTTCTTTTTGATATTGATTGAGTTTTTCCTGTACTGTTCCATGATTCACCATCTGCTCTGAAAGCAAGCCGAGGGACTGACTGTAGGCTTCCAAATTCGTAGAACCCTGGGCGATTGCTTCATTATGCCGTGTCTGTATTTCAATCATTGAACGCACTGCCTCGATATGGCCCTCCCGCAACGCCTCGAAATCCCACATCCATTCGATAGTGTTATCTTTTGCATCATCAGTGGCTTCATTAATTTTGCCCATTTCCAACTGGTAATTATTCGTAAAGGTCTGTATTTCCGGCATGACTTCATCGCCGAATACCCTCTTCCATTTGTCATAGGTTTTTAGTGCATATTCTTCCCATCCTTTTGCTACATCGATTGCGGTTTGAACGGTGAAATCCTTGAGATCCCGCATTTCCTTCTTTAGCTCACCCGTGCCCCACTTCTTCGGGTTGAAAATCGTTTCGAGAATATTGCCGAGCTGTCTAGAGGCATTGATCCATATCTTGTAGTACCCGATAATACTTTTGATCGTTTCTATGAGAAACCCGAACACCGTGCCGAACGTCGCACCCAAGCCACGCACGATACGGGCAATTATCTCGATATTTTTGCTATTTTGCAGAAAATCCAATAACCAGTCCATAAAAGGCTTCGCGTTCTCGGCCAAAATGCCGCCTATCACTTCTTTTAGATCCCCGAATGCGTTTTTGACTTTTGTTACCCGGCCCTGGAAGGTATTGCCCATCGCTTCTGAGATTCCACCGAATGATTTCTCAATCTGTCTCGAAAGTTCGGCGAGTTTTTCCGATGGTGATGCGGTTGAATCCAACATGATGCCATAACGCGACAAAGCATTCGTTGTGCTTCCGAGGGTCTTTCCAACCAGGCTCGCGGCGGTATTCAAATCCATGTCCATACCGGTAGCTAAGTCCTGTACCAGGGGTATCGCCTGCTTCAATCCTTCACCGCTCAATTTTCCTAATGATTGCAATAATGATGTGGCTTGGAGGGTAGCTTCGTCGCCGTACATCGTCATTCCCTGGAGTTCGCTGGCGAGGTCCTGTATTTCTTCCGATAATTCGGGGGTAAACACGCCCGTCGTTTCGAGGGACGTGTTCAGACGGGTGACTGCTTCTTCCTGTTTGATGAATGCATCAGTAAAATTTTTTGTGATCCTGATCGCACCATATACGGCGCCGACAACCGCGCCGATCTCGGCTCCATAGGAGCGTATCATCCGCGTGAGTCCGCCTATACCTTTCTTGGCGGACGCGATACCTTGCTGTGTTCTGTCCTTGGCGGCTATCTCAATGTCGGCTTGCGTGAACTTTGGCATTTGCTATTCTCGACCTTGACGAATTCGTCTCGTATGATTCCGAAAATCTCCATCAAAAGCCAGTCCTAATCTCCATCAAAAGCCAGTCCTGATCGAAGAGCCCGCCGGCCCGGGGCAGGAAGCGCATGTTGTATTGCTCGTCGTGCGTCAGAGCATAGAGCCTGATATAAGGCAACCACCTCAGCCACCTTCTCTCCTCTGGTAACGGTCTCCGGCCTGCATACCACGAGCTCACTTCGCGGAGGCTTCGTTCTTCCTCTGCGCTAAAGGGCGGTTGAATTCCGATATTTCATTGATCAGAAAATCAAGGAACTGGCCCTTCGACTCCTCAAGTTTCTCGATCACCTCTTCGTCCCACTTCTCAAGGGGAAAATCCTCTTTGACGATGCCATGGAGAAGGACCGTCTTCCTGGCCTCCATGTACTCCTTCTCTCCCTTGAACGTGCCGTCCGCCATGCAAGCGGTTACGTGATACTGATGCTGGGATGGGAGCCTTTTGATGGTCACAAAGACTTTTTCCTCGGCCTTTGGGAAAAACTGTGACACATCGAGCTTTTTCGTCTCGTCTTGCAGGATATCCTCGATATCGTATTTCATATCGCCTTCCTTATGCGCTCCATTTCGTGGTTCGGGCATCTCTCAGGGTAATCTTGACGAAATTGGTGCTGTCGTAAACCGCCTCGAAGTTCAGGGTAAACGGAATCCTCTCCCTCCCGGATATCTGGGGCGGATCCCCGAGGATGTGAACCTTCGGGATATCTATGGTCATGGTGTAGTAGTAACCAGCCTCGATTGTCTCAGTAGATGTGATCGTGAGCGTGATCTGCTTCTGTGTATTGTCGAGATAAGCGTCCCGCAGCGCATCGCTTACGGACGTCCATTCGCACTCAAGTGATCCGGTGAGAACCTGTCCCTGCTTGTTGAGATGATGGCGATTCTGACTACCGTTGAGAACGAATCCGCCCTCCGCGTCGAGCTCGTTGCTGTACTCCATGGAAAAGCTGTTCACGTAAGTTACCGCACCGGTGTCGATCGCCATGGATCCCATATGGAAGGTGAAGGGCTTTTTCGTGCTCGGGGTTAACTCCGTCGGCGTCTGCCCGTCGGTCTCGTCCTTCCCCAGGACGTTGAAATCGGCCGTGATCAGAGACCCTTTCGTGGCGCTGAGGGCGAAGGTGTTGACTTTGCATCCCTGATAGATCGAGCAGTCGATCTGGCGGTCGATCTCCAGGAGAAAACTCCCGAGGTCCGTAGCGGCCGCGGCGGGCGTGAACTCGTGATCGTATGCTGTC